TTATTTTTTAAGGTAATTAATAAATTTTTCAAGTGATTTTTGTTCATGATTTGGTGTTACGTGCAAATAAGTATTTGCTGTAATATTTATATCCTTGTGACCTAATCTAGTACTCACCGTTTTGATGTCGACCCCAGCTTCTAATTGGAGGACAGCGTGAGTATGTCTTAATAAATGAGTCGACTTCCTTTCAGGTATTCCAGCATAGCGCAAAAAGTTTTTCATCATATCTTGTGGTTTTGTATGATAAAATTCCTTTCCTGTCTCATCGACCATTACATAATCCGATTTTATATAATCTTCTATTTCTTCTTCATTTTTCTCTTGCCAGTTTTTAAATTCAAGCAAAAGGGCAAGTAAATCATCATCTATCATTATTGTTCGGTAAGATGATGCTGTTTTTGGTGGACCTAATCCATCACGAGTACGTTGGCGAGCTATTGTTAATGTCTTTTCCTCGAAGTTAATATCATGCCACAATAACCCTAAAAGCTCACCACTTCTAATTCCTGTGTTCACTAATAGGTTAACCATTGCCTTTTTGAAAATAATTTGGGATTCCATAACCTCTAGCAACTTAAGTGTTTCATCCAAAGTTAAAAAAATAATTTTATCATTAGACTCGTCTTTTTTTATGGAAACGGAGCGAAGTCTATTTCTTTCAAGTTGATCGTGCTCAACTGCACTATTAATAATCGCCATCATTTCTCCATGTATACGATCAACAGTATTTTTACTGTAATTACTAACAAATAGTAATTCATTAATGAAAATTTGGTAGTCGGCTCGATTGATTTTTTTTAGCGCAAAACCACTGAAGCGCTCCAATAATTTATTTTGTCCATTTGCAGCAGTAACATTACTGGAATCGCGTCGTTGAGATTCGTAAATAATTTTGTATTTTTGTACCCAATCTTCAAAAAGAATATCTCCCTTTTTTAACTCATCTATCCCTCCCTTGAACAATTTTTCTTCAATAAGGACAGAGGCAGCCTTTGCTGCTGATTTAGTTGGGAAACCACTCTTAGAAAGTGTTTTCTGTTTTCCTAGTTCGTTATATTTTATTCTGTATTCCCACACATCTCCACGTTTTCGGAAGTAAGCCATAAAATCACCTCGTTTATTAAAATAGGAATATATGTTCCTTTTACGACTATAAAAATAGCTTCTTACATTTTAATTCCACCAATTCCAGCGGTAAGTTATGTAATGAAGCTATGTCTTGTATTGTCTTTTGTTCGGTAAGGTAATCTTGTAAACATTCATCAGAGATTAATAAATGTGCTGCAAAAGTATTTGCTTCGATTTCAATTTTACTCACTGATAAAAAAGTATTTTGTCTCATAAAAGAAGTATTTACATTTTTGTGGAACAAGGCATGTGCTAGTTCATGAGCGCATACAACCAATTGTTCCTCAAGGCTTAGATTATTGTTGATAAAAATGAATCTGTTACGCCTCTCGTATTGATAAAAACCATTAATATCTAATGGCAGGTCCCAATATACGATTTCGATATTCAAAAATTTCGCTATTGTAAAAGGGTTCCGAGTTTTATACTTTTTATATAAATCCTCAACTTTTCTCTTGATCCATCCCATCCGAATCCCCTCAAATCGTATTATTCTTCATTATCTCTATATTTTATCGGAATAAACTTTTTGTTGTTTCTTTTAGCAAGCCGGACACCAAATTCCATGGCTTCTAACAAGGATTCTTTTGCTTCATCAGACATTGGCTCTCCATCAAACGCAAGTCCTTCTGCATTTTGAAGGTCATGTCGCAATTGTTCCATCCGTTTTGCGATATCGCGTTCGTCTTTAGTAGGTGGATTTATTAATTTGTCGTTTACTTTTATGTCGACGCGTCCAGTTGACAACCACTGTAGGGAAACTTCATATAAATCAGCTAAAGTAGAAAGTGTGTTTATATCAGGTTCACTAACATTATTTTCGTATCCACTCAAAGTCTTATTGTTTATTCGAGTTCTCTCTGCTACTTGAATTTGCTTTAATCCTGCTTGCTTTCTTGCTAACTTAAGTCTATCTCCAAGTGTTTCCATGAAAAATCACCCCTCTTTATTCTTTTATATTAAGACTATTCTATACGATTTCTCAAAATTAAAGAATCTTTTCTTAGAAAAACAGAATTTATTGTTGACTTCTTAGAAATTAAGAATTATTATTAGGTTAACAAATCTTAGTTACTAAGAAAAAAGGTGGTGACAGAATGAAAGTTCATCAAAGAATTAAACAACATATTGAAAAGCAGGGCTTAAAAATGAATTTCGTAGCAGATAAAGCTGGCATTAACCCTAAGCGTTTTTATCGTTTGGTAAATGGTGATTCGCCATTAGTTGTAGATGAATACGAAGTGATTTGTAAAGGTTTAGAAGTAGATATGGGATATTTTTTTGGGAATCAGTTCTTAGAATCTAAGAATTTAAGTGGAAACAAAATTGCATAGGAGGAATGAACATGGGCTGGAGTATGACCAAACCAAAGCGCAAGAAGAAACGTAAGCAGCTGTTTCCATCACAGGAATTTCAAAACTTAAAAGGCCCTAAGCGTGAAAGAATGATCGCTGAAAGAAAAGCGAAAGGATTCACACAAGCGCAACTGGGCAAATTAGTTGGTTGTTCAGCAGCGATGATTAGTTCGCTCGAATTAGGTCGAGCAAATCCAAGTGCTGAAATATCAATGCAACTAGAAATAATTTTAGCTACTGCGTTTTTTGAACTTTTTCCAGATTTATAAAAAACACTTGACAAGAACATCTGGATTTTTCCCAGTTCGGAAAGCACATAAATACCTATAAAAGAAGTGTTGTATGAATTATTCAGCAATTTTGTTTTTTTAAATACAAATAAAGTATAACGAATTGGTATTTTGTGGCATTAAATGACAAATGGTCAATTTGCTTTAATAAAAATATAGCAAAAGGAGGAATTCAAATGAATCAATTACAGGTTATCGTTCACCGTCACGGTCGTGTATTAACAACTGCTCAATTAGCAGAAAGTTACGGTGCTGAAGAAAAATTAGTTCAACAAAATTTCAGCAACAATAAGGCTCGTTACAAAGAAGGGAAACATTTCTTTTTATTGCAAGGTGAGGATTTACGAGCATTTAAACGCGACTTCGAAAATTTAGGGTTCGCGCCAAACCTTAATAAACTCTACCTTTGGACAGAAAAAGGAGCGTGGCTTCACGCTAAGTCATTAAACACTGATGCTGCATGGGATGCTTACGAAATGTTAGTGGACGAGTATTACAAAATTTTAGATGAACACTCATACATGATTAACGATCCAGTGAAACGAGCTGAAAAATGGATAGAAGAACAAAAAGAAAAGCAACAAATTCAAACGAGATCCTTAATGCTAGAGCAGCGTGTGAATGAATTACAACCAAAAGCTACTTACTACGATTTAATCTTGCAAAACAAATCTTTAATTTCGATTAGTGTTATCGCTAAGGATTACGGTATGGGCGCTCAAACGATGAATAAAAAATTGCATAACTTAGGTGTCCAGTATAAACAAGGTGAAGTTTGGTTGTTATATGCCAAGTACCAGGACAAGGGATATACACAGACTTATTTACATGCTGTTGATGCAGAAAAAACCAAACCTCATACAAAATGGACGCAAGCTGGTCGTATATTCATTTACGAATTACTAAAACGCGAAGGTATTGTACCAATGATCGAACGCGATTTTGAAGGGGCTAACTAAATGAGTAATAAAAGAATTGAATTGCAATTAGATGGTCCAGCAAGTTCAACGGTGTTGCATCTAGAAAATGATACAGAACAAGGTATTTTCCACGTAACTTTACGTGATTTAGATAGTTCGTTCAATGATGTTGCAGTGGTTGGCGTAATTCTTGAATCGGAACAGTTAGAAGAAATAATCCATTCAATCAGTGAAATTTTAGAGCATCAAAATCGGACTAAGAAGAAAGTTCTTGAATTTCCGAAAAAGTTTATTTCAAAAGAATGAAGAAGGCGCTACACCAGCGCCTTTATATAGGAGGGAATTTCATGGGCTTACTGCAAATCAATGAAGGGCAAATCATCGATATGGCTCGCGAGGAAATTCGTGAGAAGTTAAAAAACGTGGAAAATGACTTTGTATTTTGGGACATTAAAACGCTTTGTGAAAAAACATGTATGTCTCGAAGTTTTGTACAGAGTACATTCTTTTGGCTGCCAGATTTCCCAAAGAAAAAGGTCGGTGGCAAATGGTTAATGTCTCCTAAGAAAGTAGCTGCTTACCTAGAAAATTGGCTAGATAAGCAACCTTGAGCCGAGGGCAATCGGCTTAGAAGAGCTAGGGCAATTGCTCAATAGCAAGTTCGACTTGCTAGATACAGTATATAACTATTTTACAAATAAAAGTGTTCTTCCTTGGAACACGAAGGGCGTTGTTCCAAATTGGAACACAAGGGGAGAGCGACGATGGATTACGGAAAAGTGTTGAAAGGATTTCGTGAAACGGCAGGATTTACACAACAGGAGCTGGCTGATTTATTAAACCGCAGCCGGTCCTGCATTAGCAAATTCGAGGGTAATCGAAAGTTAATGGATATTGAAACATTTAGACACTGGGCACGAATTACAAATAGCGAGTTACAAGCAGCGGCAATTTTATTCGGCACAGAAATTTTCGCACAAGCAACACAAGTTTTATCTTTAGTACCAGCATTTATCCGCTTTTCATTCTTTATATAGGAGGTCACGCGATGTTGAAGAAAATACGTAATCGCTTTTTAGAAGAGGATGCAGAAGCTTCAAAATCAGACATAGTTTGCTTATTGGTAGTTGTAGCAAGTTTATTAATGGCTCTAAATGCAGTGATTATAGTAGGAGGGATTTAATGTTGAAATGGTTATACAGCTGGTTACGATTAACAACCCAGCAACGTTTAACAGCGATGTACTTTTTGGCACAAAAAAACCGCTGATTGTGCAACCAATCAACGGCTTTAATAAAAGAGAAAAGTCATTTATTTAACGCAATGATAACATATGGAGGCTAAAAAATGAAAGAACAAGCAACGTTTGAAATCATAAATAACTTAAAAAACGAAGCACGATCTTTATATGAAATATACGCAGTCGGTCGTGAAGACGACATAGCTCAAGCAATTCATAAAATTGTTGATGCGGTGAACATCCTGGAAAGCAAGGTATACGGTCAAGTCATTACAACGGTGTATGACCTTAAATAATCAGACAGTGCGAGCCACACGCTCGCTCTCGTCAAGCAGCTTAAAAGAGCGCCAGTCATTGCGCTAACTCCTAAACTTTTAAGTTGCTTGATGGGATTCCGTCAGAAAGTTGGTGAAAAAAATGGATTACGGTATCGAAAATACAATGGTTAGCGGTTTTGGCTTTGAATTTTCAAGTGAGTTTAGTGAATGTGAAGTGAAATTTGTAGATTACCAAGGTAAGAGATTGTTCAAAGGTGAGGAATATTACATCTTTGACGATGCGGGAAAATTAGTCTATGTGCATATTGAGGATGTACGAGATTACTTGCAGGACGAACGGTTGGATAATATCGAATGCTATGAAACTTTAATCCAAGTAATCGATGTACTGCATGATAATTATCCTATCATTATGTAAAAACCCACTGCTGTAACAGTGGGAAGCAAAACAAAATCATTTTTAAGGATTATAACACAGGAGGTTTTCAAATTGGTAGCAATTAAACAATCTACTTTAGATATGGACCATGAAGAGTGGCTCGAATTACGTAAGCAAGGCTTAGGTGGCTCAGATGCAGGTACGGTATTAGGCTTCAATAAATACAAATCACCATTCCAACTTTATTTAGAAAAAATCGGTGAGTATGAAGAAATTGTAGACGGCGATGCAGTCTATTTTGGTAACGCGCTGGAGGATTTTGTTGCACAAGAATTTGCTAAGCGAACGGGTAAAAAAGTACGTCGTATGAATCAATTCTTAACGCACCCAGAGCACCACTTCATGACTGCGAATCTTGACCGTGTAGTAGTTGGAGAAAAAGCCATTCTTGAATGTAAAACAGCTTCTGAATATTTACGAGAAGCATGGGAAGGTGATGAAATTCCAGCAACGTATCTTTGCCAGGTGCATCACTACTTAGCGGTAACAGGCTACGAAAAGGCGTACATTGCAGTACTGATCGGTGGCAATAAATTTGTTTGGAAGGAAATCGAACGTGATGAAGAATTTATTGAAATCCTAATTGAGCGTGAAAAAGACTTCTGGGAAAATAACGTACTTGCGCAAGTAGAGCCTCCTATTGATGGTTCGGAAGCTGCTAGTCAACTACTCAAGAAGATGTACCCACAAGATGATGGTACAGCCATCATGCTGACAAAAGATGATGAGACAGTACTTGATGCAATTGAGGTGCTTTCAGATGAAATTAAACAGCTGGAGACGCAGAAAAAAGAATATGAAAATCGATTGAAATTGAAATTGGAATCTGCAACAGAGGGGCATTCGCCACGTCATAAATTGACATTCAAAACCGTTGTGTCCAATCGAATCGATTCGATTCTAAGCGTTTGAAAGAAGAGGTGCCAGATGTTTACGAAAAGTACACGAAGCCTTCTTCGGCTCGACGACTAACTATTAAGAAACTGGGGGCTTAAATGATGGCAACTACAAACGAATTGAAAAAACATGCACAAGGGCAAGTGGCTATAAAACCAACTACTCCAGAAGGTTCTTTAAACGCTTTACTCAAAAAAATGGGTCCAGAAATCCAACGTGCTTTACCAAAACACATGGACGCTGATCGTATTGCTCGTATTGCATTAACAGCGGTTCGTACTACACCAAAATTATTAGAATGTGATCAACTTTCTTTCGTAGCAGCATTAATGCAATCAGCTCAGTTGGGTGTCGAGCCAAACACAGGTCTTGGACAAGCTTATTTAATCCCATATGGAGGCAAAGTTCAATTCCAACTAGGATATAAAGGGCTAATTGATTTAGCGGTACGTAGCGGTCAATATAAAGCAATTTACGCGCATGAGGTCTATGCGGATGATGAATTCAATTTTGCGTATGGTTTACACAAAGATTTAGTGCATATTCCAGCCGCTAATCCAACTGGTGATCCAATTGGTTATTACGCAGTGTATCACCTTAAAAACGGTGGGTATGATTTTGTTTACTGGACACGAGAGCGTATTGATTTACATGCTAAAACATTCTCACAGGCGGTTCAAAAAGGTTGGACAAGTCCATGGAAAACAAACTATGACGCAATGGCCAAAAAGACAGTACTTAAAGAGGTCTTAAAATACGCACCAAAATCAATTGAAATGCAAAAGGTTGTTGAGGCGGATGAAACTGTTAAAACAGAGGTTTCAGAGGATATGAGTAACGTGATTGACGTTACAGATTACACAATAATGGACGAGCAAACAGAATAGTTAAAGGGGGAGTAATCCCCTTCCTTTAATAGATCAGGAGGGCTAGGGTAATGGCTAAATACAGACAAGTACACACAACATTTTGGGATGACGGCTTTGTCATTGATCTTACACCAGAAGAAAAATATTTCTATCTTTACTTGATGACAAATAACAACACAACACAATGTGGTATCTATGAATTACCATATCGAGTAATAGAGATGCACACAGGTTACAACCGAGATACTGTCCTTAAATTATTAGAACGTTTCAAAGAATACGGAAAAATCGATTATAACGTTTCTACCAAAGAAATTCTATTAATCAATTGGGCGAAATACAACTTCATTAATTCGCCAAAAGTGAAGAAATGTATTGAAAAAGAACTTCAATCTGTGAAGCATAAACCATTCGTGAATATGTATCTAAACAGTTTATCTGAAAATGGATACCATATGGATACCGTATCAATACCGTTACATCAGGTTACTAAGACTAAAGTTACGGAACCTAGTAGTGGCGAGGGTTCGATACCGTATCAATACCCTATGGATAGTCCATGCATAGACCTGGGGGAAGAAGAAGAAAAAGAAAGAGAAGAAGAACAAGAAGAAGAAAGAGAACAAGAACAACAACAACAAAAAGAAAAAGAATCGGCTTCGCCTTCTTCTGTAGCAGTAGTAAATCCTTTTAATTTTTATGCTCAAAATGGTTTTGGATTAACCATGAATGACATTACCCGCGAAAAGATTGTTGGCTGGTGTGATGACTTATCAGACGAGCTTGTCATTCACGCTATGCAAATCGCAATAGAACAAAATAGCATCAGCTGGTCTTATACAGAGGGGATCTTAAAGAAATGGCATTCAAAAGGCGTAAAGTCCTTAAAAGACGTAGATGCCTTATTAGCTCAATTTGAAGCACAAAGAGCTCAAAAAAATCGTTCACATAATAATCAACGCACAGAAAATATTCCTGAATGGTTTGGTAAACATCAAGTAGAATCAGCAGCATCACAACAAAAGGCAAGTGAACCAATTGATTTTGAAGCAGAACGAGCAAAAGTTTTAGCGAAATTAGGTGGAGCATGACCAAACAACAAGTTNGATCAAGCAATCAGTGAATTAATCAGCGCGTATGTANNTTTCCATTTGAGGCATTAGTGGACGTACATACTAGATTGCTAGGCTGTACAGATGCATATTACGCAGCACAGCAGTTGCGCTATCTTCAAAATTTAGTGAAAGCCGGTATGGCTAAGAAAAGGGGCGAAACAGTTGAAAGTTAAAACTAACGACAAGGGTAAGCTAACATTCAAACCATATGCAGATGAATGCACGACTTTTGAAAATATGAGAGTTTTACGTTTTTACGAAAAATCGATTGATATCATAACGAATCATGGTGCAGGAGAAAAGATGGTATTCACAAACATAAAACCTTTTGCCATTTATTACGACACGGTAAATTCTAAGATATTGAATACGCTGCAGGTAGTGAGATTTGAATCGGATAAAACGAAAGTTAAATACAGATTAGAAGAATTAATCGAGCTGTCGGATATAGGGCAAAGGTTGAAGGATTGGAATAATCGACCGTTGGAGGTATCGGCATGACACCATCATACGCAAACAACGCAGCTATTTACGATAACTATCGTGCACCGGCTAGATTTATTGAGTTTGAGGGTCGTGTGTATAAGTTCAAGGGCATCGAGAGAAAAGCCGATGTTGATATCCATAACTACAGATGCAATTACGAGCGACATAATTTACGGATCCATTTGCAAGGTGGCGTACCGTTTTATGTTGAGGGGATTTATAAAATTGAGGATTCGGCAGTTAATTAGGAGTGATAGGGCAATGATTCAAACTTTATCACTTTTTGGTGGTATTGCTGCAGATGATAAAGCATGGAAACGT